ACCCCAAGTCGCTCATCTGCCTGAAGGCCAACTAATCACCAACGCCACAAGGAGGCAACATGAACGGTGATACTTACAAGGGACTCGTCGAGAAGATGGGTGCCCTCTACGCGGAGATGCAGGAGATGGTGGCAGGCATGGAGGGCGCGACCGAAGAGGCCGCTGCCGAGATGCAGGCCAAGTACGAGGAGAAGAGCAAGCAGTACGACGCGCTCGCCAAGCGTCGCGACATGATCGCCGACCTGAACGCGCGCGCCGCCAAGGGTTCTCACGGCGTGGTCGTGGTCGAGCGTGAGGCTCCGGCCCGCGTCGAGACTCGCTCGTTCGCTCCGCAGATCGGCGAGCAGTACGAGATGCGGTTCGCCGACTACCTGAAGAACGGCCACCGCCGCGACTTCGACACTCGCGCGATCGCCGCAGGCTCGGGCGACGGCCAGTACCTCCCGTCGGCCGGCTTCTACGCGCAGTTGCAGAAGAGCGTCGAGTTCGAGACCGCGATCTACAACCTCTGCCGCAAGATCGATGTCGGCAACTTCACGACCAACTTCACGCTCGAGGGCGACTTCCTCTCGACCGAGATCGACGGCGAAGGATGGGCCGGCGAAGCTGGCGCGGTCGATGAATACACGCCGACCTTCACCAACAAGACCTTCACGGGCAACTCGCTGCGCCGCGTGGTCAAGGTCTCGCGTGAACTCGTGCAGGACGCTCCGGCTCGCGGTGCTGACTTCAGCGTCGAGAGCATGGTCGCGCAGCGCATGGGTCGCCTCTTCGGCCAGTCGATCGAGTACCAGTTGTGGCACGGCAACGGCACGAACAAGCCGGAAGGTCTGAAGAACGCCACGCTCGGCACCGCTACCACGCTCGCGACCGACGGCACGCTCACCTCCGACGAACTCATCGATTGGGTCTACAGCCTGCCGATGAAGTACCTCAAGTCGCCGAGTTGCGCGATCGTCACGAGCCAGTCGTTCCTGACGGCCGTCCGCAAGTTGACCGAGAAGGTCATCGGCTCGGCCGGCCACTTGAGCGTGCCGTACCTCTGGGAGCCTTCCTTCCAGGCCGGCACGCCCGACCGTCTGCTCGGAATCCCGGTCTATGTCACGCCGTGGGCACCCGCGCTCGGCAATGTCAACGACCAGATCCACGCCGTGATCGGCGACTTCCAGCACATGGTGGTCGCGCAGCGCACGGGCATGAGCGTGCAGGTTCTCAACGAACTGTACGCCGGCAACGGCCAGATCGGCTACCTCGGCGAGATGCGTCTCGACGCGAAGGTCGTGCGCTCCGATGCCTTCCGCGCTCTCAAGGATGACAACACCTAATAGGTGGATGGTCGGATGAAACGAGGGCGGGCCGCAAGGCTCGCCCTCTTTCCTTTGGAGGAGACATGAGAGTCCACATACTGAAGTCCTTCGTCACGAGCGCAGGCGCGTTCGCCGCAGGGATGCGCTGCGAGATTCCAGATTCCGACGCTGCGCGATACATTGCGGTCGGCTTGGTCGAGCGCGACGAGCCGAAGATCGAGACTCCCGAGCGTGGCCGTGTGCGGCTCCGCAAGGCGACGAAGGAGGCGAGCGATGCTGGCGATTGATGGTGCGACCTACCTCTCGAATGTCGAGGCCACCTCGCCGGCGGTCGAGCCTGTCACGATTGCCGAGGCGAAGGCGCACTTGCGCGTGACGCACACGGACGAGGACTCGCTGATCACCTCGCTCATCGTGGCGGCTCGGAACTATGTCGAGGGACTGGCGAATCGGCCGCTCGTGAATCGCACTTATACGCTGAAGCTCGATCGCTTCCCCGGCGGATACGAGATCCTGCTCCCGGCCGGCAAGGTCTCGGCTGTCTCCTCGATCACCTATGTGGACACGGCGGGCGCGACGCAGACCTTGAGCGCAAGCGCGTACACGCTCGAAGGCCAGAGGCTCCCAGGCTCGATCGTCATCAACCCGAGCACGATCTCGGCGTGGCCGAGCACGCGGTTCTACGCGGGCATCTCAAGCGTGACGATCGGCTACACGGCCGGCTACGGCGCGGCCGCTAGCGCGATCCCGCAGGCTCTCCGGCAGGCCGTGCTGATGTCGGTCGCGTATTGGTATGACATCGCTCGCGAGACCGGGAGCGAGACCGCGCTCACCGAAGTGCCGCACGGCGTGGAGTCGCTCGCTCGGATGTACTCGATCCCGAGGATGGCATGAGGCGAGTCCGCTCCGGCCTGATGCGTACCCCGTTCCTCGTGCTCAACCGCACGACGGATCTCGACGAGTTCGGCTCGCTCGAGCCGACCTTCCTATCCGTCGGCACCGTGGTCTGGGGCTACCTCAAGGGAACCTCCGCTGCCGAAGGTGTCGAGCGCGAGCAGGTCACGCACCAACGCTCCTACGAGATCATGATGCGCGAGAAGGATGCCGCGCTCTTGTCGGTAACGGCCCGCCTCCAGACGGACACGCGTACCTTCGAGATCATCGGCATCGAGCAGTATGACGCTCGGCAGCAGACCGTGACCGTGCGCGTGCGGGAGGTGGCGTGATGTCGCAACCGTTCTTTGAGAGCGTGAATCTGTCCGGCGGGAAGGAACTCGTCGCGGCGTTCAAGAAGATGGACGAGAACCTCAAGAAGGCGACCATCGAACGCGTGGCGACTCGGACGCTCGAACGCATCGCCGCCGCCATGCGCTCCGAGATCAACTCGCTCACGACGAACACGGACAAGGGATTCCCCGGCGATCGTCTCTGGCCGTACATGAGGCGCGGTCGCATGGTCTCGCCAGGTCTCGCGCGCTCGAAGGTCTCGACGGCGATCGCCGTGATCCCGCTCGGCTCGAAGCAGCGTCGGCTCTACATCGGTCGCCGTATCGGCGTGACCGGGAAGAGCGGCGCGTTCTACGGCCGGCTCATCGAGAAGGGGTTCTCGATCGTCCGCAAGGGCCGGATGCGGGGATGGGTGAAGGGGAAGAAGGAGATCCCCGGCAAGTGGGTCTTCTTCCGCCTCTTCAAGCGGCTCAAGCCGGGAGCCGAGGCTTCGGCGGTGCAGGAGTTCACGGACTTCATCAACGAGTGGGGCCGGATCAAGTCCGCACCCAGTAAGGATCAATCGTGAGCGCACAGACCGTATGGAACATCGAGACCGCGATGAAGGCCAAGGTCGCCGCTACGACGAGCCTGACCTCGATCATCGGCACGAACCCGGTGCGGATCTACCCGGAACTCCGGGAGGACAATGGGTCGCTCCCGGCGATCGTGTACGAGTTGAACTCGAGCGCGCCGTATCTGGTGCTCTCGGGCGTGCCGACCCTCACCCGGTCGAGCGTGTCGCTCCATTGCCTCGCGCTCGACAAGAAGGTCTCCGTGGACATCGCCCAGAAGGCTCAAGCGATCTTCGCCGACTGGGCGCAGGACTTCTACTCCGGGCCGACCCTGAAGATTTCCGTCAAGGCGAGCCGAGTCTCTACGATCCAAACCGACTATCAGCCTCCAGCAGACGGTGCCACGCACGGTTTGTATCTGGCGACGCTAGAGGTAGTCTCGATGCACTCCTAACGAGGTACTCCGCATGGCACTCTCCGCATACAACACGACGCTCTCCATCGGCGGTACGGCCGTCGGTGAAGTCACCAACATCTCGGTCGGCGGTTCTGCCCTGACCGAGATCGATGTCACGCACCTCACGAGCACGGACAAGGCGTACATCATGGGCGCGCTCGAAGCGGGAACGCTCACGATCGACTTCTTCGCTCCTGCGAACTACGCCGACATCTCCGCCTCGCTGATCCCGGCGAGCGGCGACGCGACGGCTTCGAGTTTCACGATCGCGTTCGCCGGCGGATCGCTCGACGCTGCCTTTGATGGCATCTGCACGAACCTCTCGATCTCGGCGGAGCAGGACGGGGCCGTGACCGCGTCCGCTACCGTCAAGCTCACGACCGCGATCACTTGGAGTTGATCGATGGCACTTCCCGCATACGGGACGGAGTTCTACGCGGCCGGTATCCTAATCGGAGAGGTCACTAGCATCTCCGTCGGCGGATCTTCGCTGACCGAGATCGACATCACCAGTCTGACGAGCACCGACAAGGAGTACATCATGGGTGCCCTTGAGTCTGGCACTATCACGGTGGACTTCTTCGCGCCGTCGGACTTCGCGAGTATTCAATCGGTGATCCAACCGATCAGCGGAGATACCTCGTCGAGCGTGTTCAATATCTACTTCGCCGGAGCACAACTCACCGCTACCGCGAACGGCATCTGCACGAACCTGTCGATCTCGGCAGAGCAGGATGGTGCCGTGCAGGCTTCGTCCACGATCAAACTCACTACCGCAATCCTCTGGAGCTAAACCCATGGCAATCGTCGCACCTGGCTCAACCTTCTCATACGCCACCGTCGTTGGATCTGGAGGGACAACCTTCACCACCGTCGGAGAGATCAAGTCGATCTCGGTCGATGGGATCTCGATCGCCGAGATCGATACCTCCGCGCTGTCGGCGAGCGTGAAGTCATTCATCGGCGGCACGAAGGACTCGGGCACGATCTCCGTGACGCTCTTCGCGCCCGCGTATTCGGCCGGCCTTCTCGGCACGGGATCGAACAACGGCGCGCTCAACCCGGCGACCTACGCGAACGGTGCGAGCTTCCGCAACTTCAAGATCCAGTTCGGGCCGAACACGGGCACGGGCGGCTTCGAGTTGGCGTTCTCGGGGTATGTCACCTCGTTCAATGTCTCGGCCGCAGTCGATGGCGCGGTCGAGGCCGACCTCACCGTCCGCGTTACTGGCGGCTTTACCTCCTCGACCTGATCGCCTCGCACATCTCGGAGCACCACACCATGACCGCATCGAAGGACTTCGTGCTTTCACTCGCCGCCTCCATTCCCGTGGAGGCGGTTTCCATTCCCGGCATCGCCGAGCCGATCTCGATCCGTGGCCTCACGGCCGGCGAGCGCGACTCGTTCGAGGCCGCGTGCTTCATCGGCAAGGGAACTAACCGCGAGATGAACTTCGTCAATCTCCGCGCGCGTCTCCTCGTCCGGTGTATCTGCGACGCGGACGGCAAGCGGCTCTTTGCCGACGGCGATGTCGAGCAGGTCGCGGGCCTCCCGGCTCGCGTGATCGACCCGCTCTTCGAGGTCGCCCAGAGGCTCTCGGGCATGGGCGCGAAGGATGTGGAGAGCATGACGGGAAACTGACCGAGCGAGCGTGCCGGCGGTTCCTCTTCCGCCTCGCGCTCGCGCTCGGGATGACGGTCGCCGAGGTCGAGTCGCGCGTGTCATCGCGCGAACTCACCGAGTGGATGGCCTATGACGCGCTCGAACCGATCGGCGGATTCCGCACCGACTACGGTTTCGCGATGCTCGCCGCGCTCTATGTGAACGCGCACCGCAAGCCGGGTAGCGCGGCCGCGAAGGTCTCCGAGTTCATGCCGTGGCTCCCGAAGTCTCCTGCCGCCGAGAGTAAGGGGCCGGACGCTTGGATCGCTATGCTCAAGGCACTAGGAGGCTCGAAGAGTGGCTAACACGGGCGACCTGTTCGTCAACTTCAAGGTGAACGCCGACGGACTCCAGAGCGGGTTCGCCGCGCTGAACGGCTTCGTCGGCAAGTCCAAGCGCGACCTGGCGGCGATGGACGGAGCGGTGAACGCTCTCTCGACCACGCTCGCGAAACTCGGAATCGATCCCTCGTTCATCTTCCAGATGCGCGACCTCGTGCAGATCGGGACGAAGCAGATCCCGAAGGTCGTGGAAGGCATCGCGGCCCTCGAACGGCAGGCCGGCGCGCTCGCCGGGATGAAGATCGAGGCTCCCGCTATGGTCGCTCCGGTGGCCGCAGCGGCCGCTACGGTCGCTCCTGCGATCGACCCGACCGTCCTTCCTCCGATCGATCTCGCGCCGATTGAAGGCGTGGCGAAGGCGATCCGGAGCGCACGCGAGCAGGCTACGGGCGACATCGACATCCTCGGGAGCACGATCACGAACTCGCCGATCCTGTCGATGGGCGGTGCGGTCGAGGCCCAGATGGCGAAGGCTCGCGCGTCGTTCTCGAGCGGCTCGGTCGATATGGCCGATGCGATCGTGCTCGGCTCGTCGCGCATCGAGGAGGCGATCGTCCAGACGGCAACCGTGACGAAGTCGCAGGGCGGCGCGATCACGGCCGCGCTCGGGAAGGTGCGCGACTTCACGGGCACGATCCCGGCCCGGTTCGTGGCTCTCCGCGACTCGATATCCTCGGCGTTCTCGTCGGGCGCGACGGCCGCGACTGGCGCGCTCTCGAAGATCGGGCCGGCGATCTCGTCGCTCCCGACGCTCGCCTCGACGGCGTTCGGTCGGATCAAGGCGGGCTTCCAAGGCTTGCCGGCGGCTAGTTCGACGGCGTTCGAGGCGATCAAGTCCGGCGCGATGAAGTTCGACGCGACGCTTACGGGCGTGGCGGCTCGCGCCGCGACGGCCGGCCGTGCCATCGGGGCCGCGCTCTACACGGCTCTGGGGCCGATCGGCCTGATCCTCGTCGCCGCCGGCGCGCTTTATGCCGTAATCGACAAGTTCGTCTCTGATGCCGAGGCTCGCGTCGCCGAGTCGAATGCGCGCATCGAGGCGAATATGCAGCGAACGCAAGCGGTGATCGAACGCACGATGGCGGCGGTCGAGTCCCTGAACAAGGACACCGCATCGGCGCGCTCGAAGGGCACGGGGACGCAAGCGGACATCGAGGGACTTCAGGCTCTCCTCAACGCTCGGGCCGATCAGGTCGCACTCATCGAGCAGCAGATCGCCGCCGAGCGCGAACTTCGCGACGAGGTTGCAGCGAACATCGCCGCAAACAAGGCGGTCGCTGATGCTGTCGCCGCGCGCGTCAAGGCCGAGCAGGATGTCGCCAACGCGCAAAAGAAAGCGGCGTTTCTCGGGCAACAGTTCGTCAAGGGCGAAGTCTCGTACACGGCGCGAGACGAAGCAATCGCCGAGATGAGGAACGCCGAAGGCATCCTATCCGCTATGCGGGCGCAGGAGGACGCGGCGAAGGCACTCGCCGGAGCTACGGCGAACAACCTGGCACTCGAAGAGCAGCGCGTCGATCTCGCGCAGCAACTCGCCGAACAGACTCGACTCAAGGCCGAGGCCGAGCAGCGAAGCGCGACGATCGCGCAACTGATCCAAGGCTTCGACGATGAGCGGCTCCGGCTCACGCTCTCGGCGGCCGACTACGAGGAGATGATCCTCGACCGCCGGATCAAGCAGGCGGGCATCGAGGATCCGCAAGTGATCGCCCGGATCAAGGCGGCGCAGGATGCGCTCAACCTCGCCAAGCAGCAGGCCGAGGCCGAGAAGGTCGCCAAGTCCGCAGCCGGCGAGAAGAACACGATCGCGCAGGAGACGATTCGGATCACCGAGGAGGCCCGCGCGCTCCAGTCCGCTATCGACTCGATCGCCAACGAGCAGGCCGCGCTCGAACGCGAGATGCTCGAACTCACGATGGGCAAGGCCGCGGCCGAGGAGCACATCCTCCGCATGAAGGCGCAGGCGGCGGGCCTCGACGCTGCGGCGACCAACGACCTGATCGATCAACTCAAGGCCGTGCAGGATCTCCGGGATGCCGTCGCCGAGCGCAAGCGCACCGAGGCCGAACAGAATCGGCTCCTCGACGAGCGTACCCGCCTGGAGGCGAGCATCGCCGACGCGACCGAGGCCGCACGCGCGAAGGCGATGGAGGACGATCTCCGCCGACAGCAAATGACCGAGACCGTATCGACCGCGATCGGCGGACTGAAGATTGCCGCGACTAGCGACGCGATCGACATCGACAAGCGGATCTTCGACGAGACGAAGAAGCAGACCGACGAACTGAAGAAGATCAACGCCGCGCTCTCGGCCGGCGGCGTGGCGGTGCTTACCTGAAGGGGTGACCTATGGCCGTGATCGTGAAGAGCATCGAGGAGACCGAAGCGAACGACACGAAGTCGGCGCGCGTGAACCTGCTCGTCACGGCCGTCTCGGCCGGCACGGCCTCGGCCGCTCGTACTCAACTCACGGGCGCGGGCTACACGCTCGGCGCGTCATACTCCGGCGGCATCTCGTCGGGCGCAAAACTCTCGAACCTGTCATACGCGCCAGTCGAGGACTCGGGCGGTCAGACTTGGACGGCGACGGCCTCGTACACGGATGATGCGCAGAGCGAGACGGCAGCGGACTTCGCGAAGATCGAGTCAAGCACGCGCGTCGAGGCCGTCGATATCTGGCGCACGGGCGCGACGCTTCCAACGAACCTCAACGCGCCGGGACTCACGACGGACATCGGCGGTACGAGCGTCGATGCGGCCGGCGTGCCTGTTTCGGGACTCGTCGTGCAGCAGGAACTTACCTACACGGTGCGGATCAACTTCACCAACGCGAACCAAGCGACTGTCAACTCGATGATCGGCACGCGCAACTCGGCCGACTTCCTCGGAGGGACGGCCGGCTATGTCCTGTTCACGGGCGTGCGCCGCTCGCGCATCGCGGTAGATCTTTACGAGGTGACCTATTCCTTCGTCTGGGACGGCGCGGCTCACCTTCGCCAAGTGCCGAAGCGATCGGCCGACGGCGATCCCGAACTCTTGAGCGGATACGCGGCGGCGGTCTACGCTCGTCAACCGTTCCCGGGCACCTCGAACTTCTCCACCCTTCCCGGTATCTGACGATGAAGCCGACGATCAGCAAAGGACTAGGCGCACTCACCCCGGAAACCTGGGGCGAAATCTACGGCGCGGTGCAGAACTCGCGCCGCGTCGATCGCACGGGCGAGGACTACGCGCAGCGTGAGAAGCGGTTCCCGGCACGGATCACCGGGAACGCGATCGCGACGGCCGGCCGAGCGCGATGGAAGTACTCGTGGGAGGAGGTTCGTCGATCAACAAATACCTCGTATGCGACTGGTTTCCCAGACAACTACAAGAGCGGCACGACCTCGACCGACTTCGCCGTCAACATCCTAGAGATCGGGAACACGACTGCCAACGCATACGGCTACACCGTGGCATCGCTCGAACTCGACACGGCTCAAGGATTCTTCTTCGGGCCGATCCCGGACAATGTGATCGTCGAGATGGTCATGCGTCGAGCGGCCGACGGTAGCCTCGCGTATGAGTTCTGCGCGCCGAATCCGATCACGGGAACCTGTCCCGCCGGACTGGTGCAGGAACTCGACGGCGGCGAGTACGGAGCCACCTGATGGCCGACATCATCAAGCACAAGCGCAGCGGCGATACTGGCGAGGAGCCGACCACGGGCGAGCTCGCGCAGGGCGAGATAGCAATCAACTACTACGATGGTGCGCTCTTCGTCGAGACCGACAACGGCACGACGCAGGCGATCGCGCGCATCGATGGACGCAAGGCCAAGGTCGAGGCGTTCACTTCGAGCGGCACTTGGACGAAGCCGGCGGGCGCGAAGATCGTCTACGCGATCATGGTCGGCGGTGGCGGCGGCGGCGGCTCCGGCCGTCGAGGTGCCGCGTCGAGCGTTCGAGGCGGTGGCGGTGGAGGCGGTGGCGCGGCCGTGACCGAAACCACATGGAACGCGGCCGACCTTCCCGCGACGATCTCCGTGACGATCGGGGCCGGCGGGACTGGCGGAGCATCGCGTACGGCTAACGACACGAGCGGAGCAGGCGGCACGAACGGCGGCACTACTCGCCTCGGCGACTCTCCGGGGACATACGGCCGGGCGGTCGGCGGCAACCTCGGCGGCGGCGGTAACACGAGCGCGGGTGCTGCGGGAGCCGCGCAGACTGGCGGACTATTCGACGGCGGCGCGGGCGGTGCCGGCGGCACGCGCAACGGCGTAGCCTCGCCCGTGTACGCGAAGGGATGCGGCGGCGGTGGCGGAGGTGCGGGTATCTCATCGGCGAACCTCCACGGTTTCGGCGGCGACGGCTCGGGCACGGCTCGCATCGGCTCGACCGCTCTCGGCGGTAACACGGACGATCCCGAGAACCCGCTCGCCGGATTCTCGAACGGCATCGTCGCAACGGGCGGAGGCGGTGGCGGCTCGGGACTCGCGCAGGCGGGGCAGGCAGGCGGCGCAGGCGGCTCCTACGGCGGTGGCGGTGGAGGCGGTGCCGCGAGCGAGAACGGCTACGCGAGCGGCGCAGGCGGCGCGGGCGGCGGCGGATTGGTCGTGTTCGTCACCTACTACTGACGGAGGCACTATGCGGTGGGCGATCGTGATCGGCGGCATCGTGGACAATCTGATCCTCTGGGACGGCGGATCGTCGTGGTCGCCCCCAGTCGGCAGCGAAGCGATCCAACTCGCCGAGGGGCAAGCGTGCGGGATCGGGTGGGAGTGGAACGGGAAGGACTTCGTCGAGCCGGAGGAGCCATGATGCGCGCGCTCGCAATCGTGTGCGCCGTGCTCGCCGGGTGCTCGACGGCCACGGAGAAGATCGCGCGATCCTCGAACGAGATCGGCACGCTCGCGAGGTCGAGCGGCCGTCGGTTCGAGACGATCCACGAGGAGACCTGGAAGCCGGAGCCGTCGATCCCGGTGATCCGCACGCAAGCCGAGGTGGGCATCGTGGAGCAGGAGCAGATACTCGGCCTCGTCGATGCCGTGCAGGTCTACCTGATGGGCACGACGAATATCACGCCGTGGTGGGCCGAGGTCGTGACCTACGGCCTACTCGCGCTCTCGATCGCCGGCATCGCCTTCCTCGTGTGGCATCTTGGCCTCGGGAAGTTCATCCGGGGATGGCTCGGCCTCATCACGCCGGCGGAGCGTCGCAACGCCGAACTCGCGGCCGAGTTGATCGAGGTCGGAGGCGACGGCGCACGCGCTCGGGTGTGGGAGATGCGCGAGCGCGATAGGATGTTCGACGAGGCTTTCCGGCGCACCGCGCCACCTCAACCCGTTCGGAAGAATCGCAAGAAAGGATCTACACATGGTGCTCGCAAGCGTTGAATCGTTCCTCGGCTCGGTCTGGGCGTGTGGCCTCTGCCTCGTCGGCGGCTTCATCGTCGGACACTTCGGTCTGCTCTCGAAGTGGCTCAAGAAGTAAGCCATGCTGAACCTGTCGCGGGCGTGCTGCTGCGTCGCTTCGCCGTGCTCATGTGATCCGGTCACTTCGAGCTACAACCCTGTCGGCGGTTCGCAGTTCATCTATGAGATCGCCTTCCCCGGCAGTACGGGGAAGGTGCAGGTGAACTCTCGATGCAATGATGTGCAGGTAGTCGTCGGCGATGTGGTCGGAGGCATAGGGCCAGACGGCGAGATCAATGGCCTGTATTGCGCTAGGGGGGATTTTCAGGGATCCACAAAGCCATGCACGAGCGGGGGTGATGGTGGATGTGTTTTCGGCGCGCCTTACTTCTTTTGCGAGGAGGACACGCTGACCATTCTCACCGCGACGAGCGCGTACATCCAAGACATCGGAGTCGAGCAGGAGACTACGACCTGTGGTTTTGATTTGACCAATCAGACCGCGCTCCTGATTTACGCAACCCTCGTTCCTTATCCGAACTACTGCAAGTATCCGACCGAGCACACTTGTTCTCCCGGCAACACATTCCCTTGCATCGCAACCACGGACACGGCGAAGTGTCGAATCCTCGTAGGCGACGGCGGCGGTGTCCAGTTCTACGGTGGGCCGTACTGCCACCCGTGGCAAATACAGTTTGTGCAGGTGCAGGGCGGTCTATCGGTAGGAGATACTTACTCGACGGCCGGGACGCTGCGGTTTACATGGGTGGGCGGCGCAGGTTCGGGATGGGTCGCATCGCTGACCTCGAGCACGAACGGCCCGACCGGAAGTCCGACGATCAACACGGCGCAATGCGTGTACCGCCATCGCACGCGCGCGTCGAACGCTTGCGCGTCTGCGGATGGAACATCAGGAGGATGCACGGGATCTACCATGTTTGCACAGGCCGGATGCGGCGCGTGCGATACCTCCTGCTGCTGCCAGACCGAGGTGCAGATACAGTTCACCGTCTGGGCGCAGTACTACACTCGAGGATGGACTGACCAGAACACGCTGGGCAACCTCGGCGGGCCGTTCAACATTTCAAACACGATCACCGCGTACTATCGTGGATGTCACGACCCGAGGCTCTACTCGACCTCGACGAACGCGGGAGCATCGCGAGTGCTGACGCTCGATCGAGCTACGATCACGATGTCGAGTACCGCGCTCATCTCGGCCATTCAATACCGCAAGGCTCCAGGTACTGCCCCGGAGGATGGCCTTGATTGCATCGGTTGGAATCTGTATACAGAGACCAACCCGTCTAGCGTCTACTCACTCTCTACCGTGGTCGATACCACGGAGTGCACTTGCACGACTGGAGGCGGGTGTAGCGCGATCACCGCCGAGGCCGCTATTGCGCGCGGAGTGCCGGCAAATATCACGATCACGAGGATCACACCATGAGCCAGACCTATCGATGGAAGCGCGGCGACGACGACCAGAGTCCCTCGATCGCCGACCTCGCGCGCGGGGCCGTCGGCGTGGCGAAGGCGGCGCTCGGGCGCGACCGCGCTCCCGAGGATGCGATCACCGCGCGATGGGACTCGTGCCTCGCGTGCGAGAAGCACGACCGGGGCGTGTGCACGGCGTGCGGCTGTTTCGTCGGTGCGAAGATCCGGCTCGCGAGCGCGGCGTGCCCAGAGGCGCGATGGGTGGCCGTGACGGTCGCCGGCGAGGCTCCCGCCGACCCGCCGAAGCGGCGCGGATGCTGCGGCAAGCGCGGCGCATAACCTTGTGGATAAGTGGCAACGGTTGC